GTGGTTTTTCGCTCGACTATTTTAGTGAAGTCAACTAAATTTGGAATTCGGTCGATCCTTGTTTTTCTTATCAACAAGTTTCTTCACAAGGGCGCGTTTCGTCGCCCTGGATTTTTGTTTCGTCCGCCTTGATGGCAGCAGAAAATCACCGTCTAAAATAACCGGTTCACTGCGGTGTGGTTCAGGCACAACAGCAAACAAACAAGGTGGGTTAAGTAAACTGGTGAGAGTCTGCTGATCATGAAGCCACATAAAGAAATTGTTCAGTCCTTCATGTGGTAACTGTTTCATGTAAATATCCATCATCCAGTCGGTGTCAGAGTTGGGGTATTGTTCGGACTCATCATAATACGCATTATAAATGCGCGTGATGTTGCGGAAAACGTAGTAGCGTGGCAACATTGCCACAACCGTAGTCACGAACTCTCCTAGCACTGGAGTATTTCGATCAGATAACCAATAAGCAAAAGCCTTATCAGCTAATTTCTCTTCGGGGCTTATGGAAGCCGGCATGTGTACGGTAACGTGAAATTTAGTTAATGCGCGTCTAATATCACAGCAACTATTCACATCACCATCCCATACCATAGGACTGTATAAGCGATTCAGAAATTGGACACCTGGCTCACCACGATTGATGAGTTTGGCATCCAATATTTGTCCAAACCGCGATGCAGTACGTCGAAAAATTTTGATATTAACGTTTGGTGTTATACCATCATCACCTCCATAAACTCCCAAATTTCTCCAGGCTTCCTCTGGCGAGAGACCGGAAACCCGATGGGTACAATACGAAATAAAAGCATTGCCGAGAGTACCGACCAAAGAGGTTTCAGGCGTGCCAGAATTAATTTCTGACATTGCTTTCCACATAAGGTCGCAAAAGTAAACGATGATGCCGCCATGTTCTCTTTCCATGTCCAACAACTCTTGATGAAACATGGGGTGAAACACGGCCAAGAAAAACATAAGTGCAACAGTTCGTTGAGCAGGGGAATAATGTCCATCCCACTTCGAATAATCTGTAATGCATATTGTTTTAGCATTATAACAAATACTTGCTACTCGGTTTGCAATTTGTTTCGGCGTTGACCCAAAGGCATACCATGGCTGAGACTGTACTAAGTCGTCAACTGCATACACAAATTGTGACTTACGAACTTTGACAACCGGATCAACTGTTGTAATGACTCGGGGATCAGCTGGTTTCTGGTATGCCTCACGCTTCATGAAAGCTTTCATGATAGGCTGAGGAACCAAGAAATCGGCTTCTTCGAGAATACGACGTTGCGTGGGTCTTGATTGCCGTTCGTAGACCACATCAACAGTAACAGGGTATAGATTCTGCTTCGCCCCCATGAGCGCAAAGAACTCCTTTGCATATTGCAAAAAGATTGGTTCTAAGGTACGTGAGGAGCGAACTTCCAAAATACGTGCATTTACTGCTTGCGTGTAATTTGCTGTCGATCGAACAGGTGCAAATGCACCATCGACAATCGGTGCCATGAAGGACACCATGGACGCCGGAGCGTCAAAATCGGTCTTTTCAGTATAAAACTGGTAATCATGCGAAAATTCAGCATTATACATCAAGACCCACCGTGGCTCAGTCGTACGGATGAAATCTAACAAGATAGCTGTCCATTGGCAGGTTTCTGTAATTTCAACACCAGTACGGATCTTCACCTGAGCATGTGTTAATCCAGATTTGGAAGTTCGATGCACGGCTAACAAGTAATCAAAGTCAGCGACTGGGATATCACAACAAGTAAAGCCATTAACTACTCCTACGCTAACGCGTAGCTCGTCCTTGTGCATTGAGTACATTTCCAAGAATCCGTTATTAACAAGATCAAGTCTCGCCAATCGATGTCCATCGAGATAGTATGTCAGATAAGTGAAAGGAAACACCCATCGACATATTGGCGTTAATAGAATGATCTGGTGATGTTTGTCTACTTGGCGCTTGTCTACCAAGTACGCGACGGCCCGAACGAGCACGCCGCATGAGTAAACCTCAACCATCAAATTATCAGCATTATAATTCCAGACATGATGTTCATATTTTGCTCCGCCATTTACGATATATTTCACACGACTGTTCTCATCGAAGGTGAATGTATAATCTCCTTTATTCTCCGACACAGTGCCGGGTTGAAAGGTGTATATCAAGACAGGTTGCATAACTGAACCCAAAACCTCAACTAAATCGTCCATGTATTCGTCAACGTCGATTAGAATGAGGAGTTGTCGGGAATGGCGTTTCAAACTCGAAGGTCTTGCCGTTAAATCCTTAATCCAATAATAGGATCTGGACCCCACGCGGCCTTTACGCTCGTCAGCCCGACTTCGTTGGTAAAAGTATGGTTCTAAACCCAAACTTGAAGCTAACGTTTCGGCAAACGATGATGACGCACTCCGGTGTTTAGCGGCTAGCCCATGAGTATGATTCCGTGCAGGTTTCATCTCAGGAACGGGCAAGTCCCTAAACATGGACCTCAAAGTCTCTGGTGACGGTGAGAACTTCTTTGAGGCCCAAGATGTTATATGTGAGCGAACACAATGTTGGCTCCAACATCTACGCATACATCTCCAGCCTACAGGGACTGAAGGTACAATTAAAGCTATTAGTAATCCAACTTCTAGCATTGCGTAACTCT